ATCAATTCTTGCCATTAAACAAACAATTGCAAATGCAAGAAAGAGCTGATACACAAGCTAATAAAGCTAGAAGTGAGGATATTGCAAGAATGGCAACATCTGGAATTGCTGCTACAATTGGTGGTGCTGGATCTGATTATGGAATGTCTAAAAGTGATCAAGAGAAGCTTGATTTAATATCTAAAGCTTATCCTGATTATAATTATAACAAAAGAAAAAAAGCTTGGTATCATAAAAATACTAATGAAAAATTAGATCCAACTAAAGTTCAAGCAGCAACTACAGCTACTAAATAATATTATATATAAAACAATATGCCATCAAGATTTAATCAACTCATAGAGCCTAACAAATATGTTTCTCAATATGTTCCACTGCCATTAGAATTAATAGCAGCTGAAGGAGCTGAGAAGCAAAAACAATTTAATAAATCTGTTGAAGAAGAAGATGCATTATCTGACTTACAAGAAAAAGTTCAAGCATTAGATCAAGTTAGTGCATTTGGACAAACTTACAATGTTGGAGATAAAGATTATGCTAGTAAGTATTTTAATGATCTTAATCAAGAGCTAAGTACTAAAGCAGATGAATTAGCAAAAGGTGACAAAGGATCTGTTGAATACAAGACATGGCTAAAGAAAAAATCAAGAGATATAAACAAAGAACTTTCAACTGGTAAACTTAGTGAAATTAATGCTGCATATAAAACATATCAAGAACAGCAAAAGGCATTACAAGAAGCTGAAGATTTAAATTTGTCTCCTTGGAGAGCAATGGAAATACAAAGAAGCAGACAGAATTATGGAGTTGGTCAAGGAATTGAAGGTGATCAAAGATTGTCAACATCAAATGTTGGTGCTTATGTAGATAGAAATAAAGAACTAGATGATTTAACTAAAGGAATTAATTCTGAAATAACAAAATTGTATGCTAGTCCAGATAATCAAGGTTATATTCAATCTGGTAAAATGGAAGAAATTATTGATCCTAAAATTAGAAACACATTTAGAAGTTTCTTAGAAAATAGTAAAACAAAACAAGACATAATAAAGGAAATACAATATGGTATTGCTGATGGATCAATAAATCCAAATAATGCAGAAAAAGAATATGCAGACAGAGTAACAGCAATTGAAGAAGGATTAGTTGCTAAATATAGAGGATCTAAAGGAAGCATGTCTTTAAAAGCAAATTCTTGGGATTTAAGAGCAGCTGATAAAGCAGATGCAGAACAAGAAAGAATTAAAGCATTCCAATTGTCAGAGCAATTTATGGCTGCTGATCCATTAACAGCAAATAATGATAATAGTTCTACAAGAGTTATTCAAGGAATTCTTGGTGATAATTTTGAGTATAAAGATGGTAAACCAGTTTATAATCCACCAGCACCAGGATCACACTATACTAATGTTTTAGGTAAAAACATAAATGTAGATGAATTACCAATGGAAGGAGGAGAAGTAGATATTAATGGAGTTAAGTTCCAAGTAATGGATAAGACAGATAAAGACATAACGGTTAGGCTACCAAATAGTTCTGGTGATGGTTGGGAATATGTTAAATATCCAATAAAAACTAAAGCTCTTGGAGATGGTATGGTTAATGATGTAAATAAAATGATATCTACAGCCAAAAGAATTGGAGTTAATGCATCAAGCAAAGATGAAGCATTAAATGCAATTGGAGGTTATTTAAGTAAGGTTAATAATATTGAAACATCATCTAATGCATTTCCTCCAGAATTTGGAGATTGGCTATCTAGACAGTTTCAGGTTGTACTTGATGGAAATGGTAATATAAAAGATCCAGGACAATTATCAAATGTAACTATTAAGACTGCAGATGGAGAAGTTGTAAAAGATCCAGAAAATAATGCTGCAAGATTAAATGGAGCAAATTTAAGTGGATTTAATAGATCATTAACTAATAAAAAATTAGTTCCTGGAGATATGGAAATAACTGGAGGTGATGGTAAGAGATACATAATTCAAACTGGTCTATCTAATTTAAAAAATGCAACTCAATCTTCTGATAGATTATTAAAATCAATTAATGAGTTTGTTGTAAATGGAAATAGATCTATAAATTCTGCGCAAGCAACATCAGATGAATTAGCAATTTCTAAACAATTAGGAGTTTCAAAAGCAATGATTAATGTAGTTAGTGAAGAAGAAGATTATGAAGGGAATAAATATATAACTTACATTCATAATGGACCAAATGGAACAGAGTTTAAAAGTTTAGTATTAAATTCAAATAATCAAGTTACAGAAGATCCTATAGATGTAGGAGAAGCATCTAGAAGATTGTCATCTAGTGGTTTATCAAAACACTTGGGATTCTTTAATCCTAAAGGAGTTAGTGCAGATGCTAAAAATTATCAAAAATACCAAACAGAATCAGAATCGGAACCAGAACCAGAACAAGGAGAATAATGGGAAAAAAACTAAGACCAATAATAGTACCAGACAATTCTGGATACACAGAAAAACCTAAGCCAACAGGTGTCCAACAAAGAGATTTAACTGGACTAACAGCAAAGAGCATTCTTAGACCTTCAGAATTACCTGGATATTCTACTGAATCTGGCTATGGTAAATTTGGTGAAAGTAAATATGATACTCAAATGACTTCTGAGTATTTTAATGTTGAACAATCTGGTAAAACCCAATTTGAATACTTAAGAGGTGAAAGACAACCTTGGTATGACAAAGCTGCTAATGGTGTAGTTAATATGGCTGGAAGAGCTGTAACATCTGCAGCTGAAGGTGTTATTAATCCATTTGTTGGAACATTCTATGCTATTAAAGATGGTAAAGCTAGTTCATTCTATGACAATCCATTCACTAAATTAGTTGATGATGCTGATAAACAAATAAAAGCAGCAGTTCCATTTTATTCAACTAAAAGAGAAGAAGAAGCTCATGGATTTGAAAAACTAATGTATGGAAATACATTATGGAGAGATGTGTTAGATGGTATTGGATATTCTGCTGGAGCTATTATGTCTGGTAATGCATATACAAAAGCTTTTACAGCTTTAGGTAAAACTGCAATGGTTGGTAAATCTGCTGAATATCTTGAAGGATTAAGAAAGATTGAAAATGCAACTGACAAAGTTAAGTTTATTGAAAATACAAATAAACTATATCAAGTAAAAGATGGTTTAAAAAATGGTGTTATTACTGGATTGGGTGCAATGGCTGAATCATCAGCTAATGCAAGATCTGATAAGAATGAATTTAGAACTTCAATGACATCTGAATTAGAAAGGAAACAAGGATTTCAAGCAACTCAATCACAGAAAGATTATATAGAGTTATTATCAGAAGAAGCTGGCAATAGTTCTTTTGCATTAAACATGCCAATCATTATGCTTGATAACTGGATTACATTTGGTAAATCAGTTTTTGGCAACAAAGTTACAGATGCAGTTAATTTAAAAGGTCTTGGTGAAAAAGTTTCTAAAGAAGGTTTTGATGGTGCTTATAAATTAGCAAAGAAATCAAAGATTGATAAAGTTCTTGAGAAAACATATGGGACTAGAAAATTTGTAGAGCCAATGATTGCAGAAGGTTTCTTTCAGGAACAGTCTCAATATGGAATTACAAAAGGTGTAAATGATTATTACAAAAAGAAGTTTTATAATCCAGAAGCAGCAAGCTTTATTGATTCTTTTTCTGAAGGAGTTTATCAAGCTTATGGTACAAAAGAAGGCTGGGATCAAGGACTTATTGGAGCATTAAGTGGTGGATTAATGGGTAATGCTACAACTCTTTTTAAAGAAGGAGCAGGAGCTTATTCTGATCCTAATATTACAAATTCAGTTCCAACTGCATTGTCAAATCTTTCAACTAAAAAAGTCTATACAGACTTAATTAGTAAAGCAATGAGACATGGTAACTTAGTTGAGGAACAAAAGAATGCATTAGAAAATAATGATACATTCTCATATGAAAATGCAAAGAATGATGACTTTATAAATTATGCATCAACAAAAGCAAAATATGGTAAAGCTGAAGACTTGATAAATGAATTAAATAATTTTAAATCAATGTCTGAAGAAGAGTTTAGATCAAACTTTGGCAATGAAATGTCAACTGATGAAATATCTCAAAACAAACAAACTGTAGCTCAATTTGTAGAAGACAAGATTAATAAAGTAAAACAAATTCAAAGAGCTTATTCTATTATAGATGAAAGATTCCCAAATGCTAGTGATGGAAATAAAGAAAGACTAGCATATTCATCTTTGACTATTGATAATGCAAAAAGTAGAAAGGCATCATTAAATGATCAAATTAAAAATTTAGTATCAAGAAATATATATTCTTCTTTAGAAGGTACTAATCCATTAACATTACTTGGTAATAACTATTTATCACAAACTGCAGAAAATAAAGCAGTATATAAAGAAGCTTTAAAAAATGCAGCAATGAATCCAATGGACATTGAATCTGCATTAGCTAAAATAGAAGACATTGAAAAACTTCAAGAAAGAGAAGATCAATTTTCTAAAGAATATAGAGAATTAATGAAGGAGCATGTTCAAGCTGCAAATGATTTAATTGATAAAGAAGCTGAAGAAATAATAAAGAAATCAAATGCAAAATCAGCTACAGCTAAAAAGAAATATGAAAATGGAGAAGATGTTAATCCACTTGATGCAGCAGGAGTTGAAGCAGATGATGATGATATAGATGCTATATTAGCAAGAAGCTCTTCTAAAAAAGCTCAAGCTGGTCCAGAAGTTGGTGACTCAATTGTTGTAAAACATAATGGAGTTAGTAGACAAGCTGAAGTTGTCAATGTAAATAAAAATGTAGATGGGACAGTTGAAAGTGTTGACTATGAAGTTCCATCTGACAAAGCTGAAGGAGAAGTTGAAACTGAGGAAGAGGCTGCAGCAAGATCTGGAAACTCTCCAATATTTAAAAAACAAGCTGCTGATGAATCAAAAGATGATGCATCTCAAGATGGTCAAGGAGCAGTTGATTTATCAACAACTCCAGATGTAGACAAAGGTCAAGAGTTTGAAAAATTTGGTGAAGTTGTTTCTGTTGAAGCAGATAAAGATAAAAAGAAATCATTTATTAAAAGAGTAATTGATGCAATTAAATCATTAGTTAAAAACAATGAAGATATTGACAATCATATTACATTAAAAGTGGTTGAAGGTACTGACTCTAAAGGTGGAAAACACAAGAATGTTGGTATATTTTTAGATGGCAATAATGTTGGTTTTGTTAATGCATTAGCAACTGATCCTTTTACAATTAATTTAATTAAGACAGTTAAAGCCAGTCCAGCTAAAACTTTTACAACTAAAGATCTTGGGATAAGATTTGGTTTAACTGATGGTTCATTAGACTTAGTTCCTAATGGACAACAACAGCCATTAATTAAAGATTTAAATATTGATTTAAGTTTAACTGGTGGTCAACATTTAATATATGACTTTAAAGCAAGACAAGAAGGAGAATACACAACTGGATCTTTTATTGGTAATATAGATGAAAGTTTATTTCAACCAGGAGTTGAGATTGATGAGAAATCAATTCCTAATGATTTAGGAAGATATGTTCTTGTCATTCCAATGGACAATGGATCAGTTAGATATGTAAGAGTTAGACCTGCTAAATTAGATCAACTATCTGATTCTTCAACTAACAAAGTGTTTGAAAAAATTAGAGACAAGGCTGCAGATGTTAGAGCATCAAAAGAGGTTGACAGAAATGATATATCTAATTTTAACTCAGAATTAAATGAAGGATTTTTTATTGCAGTTGATTCTAAATTAAAGATAGATGGAGTTAATTATGATAGCTTTGCTGTTTCATTAGCAATTACTGCTGGTAATGAAAAAGGAGATGGTAAAGGTAAGGTTAGAGTTACATTAGAGGGCTTTATTAATGGAAATAACAAGTCTAAAGTTGTTAAGAGTGTATTTGTTAACATGTCTAATATAACATCAATAGATGCGTTATTAGCTGCTGCTAATAAAGAATTAGGATTGAAATTATCAAGAGCAGATTTTAAGGCTTCAATTTCTCCTAAGAATGCTGTTGATGAAATGACATCAGCAGTTTCAGTTGATGTAGTTAAATCTCAACAATTAGTATTTGCTAAAGTTTCTGCAACTAGTTCTGTTAATAACACTGCAAAATCTGATATAGATAATCAAGATGGTGTTAAAACTGGAACATACCCAAGTAATGTAACAATTGCAAAAGGGGTTAAGCTAGGATTCTCTAAAGAGAATATGGTTGACATGTCTGCAGAAGAAAGAGAAATAGTTAAATCTGCAACATCTAAAGATGATGTTAAGGATTTATTAGATAAATATGTTAAAGCAGCTCCTGTTTCTGACATAGAAGCTAAAACAGCTGATATAGAAAGAAGAAGACAAGAAACAAATAATAAAAATGAAAAGTATATACAACAAATTAGTAATATTAATCTAGAAGAAGAAATTGATAGAGATAATCTAATTCATAAACTTATTAAGAATATACCATTACCTGTAAACACAAGAATTAATAATTGGTCATTAGAAGAATTAATAGATGGGAAATGGGTAGGTAAAAACATAACAAATAAAGAAGAATATTTTGGTAAAGAAAATTGGGGTAAAATAAAAGAAGCTAAAAAACAATTTGATATAGAATTTAAAAAAATAGAAGATTCTAATTTATCTAAAATTGCTTTAATTGAACAAGAACAATCAAATTTATTAAAAACTGTTGATGGTTTAGAATTAAGAAAAGCATGGTCTTTTGGATTAATAGAAGAACCTAATATTGTAGGATTAGATGAAACAAATTTTATTAGTAAGGAAACTGAATTTAAGAATGGAGATTTGGTTGAAACAGGTAATTATGAAGGTTATTATTATTTATCAAAACCTGATAAAAATGGTGATTGGTCTGAACAAATCATAGGTAAAACAGAACAAGAAGTTAAAGATAAAATAAATGTTAAATATGATGCAGAACTAGCTGCTTTAGAAGGTGCTAAAACACCTGCTGAAACTAAACAATCTGAATCAATTGCTGCTGATTTAAGAATACAGCTTAGTGGATTAATAAAACAAAAAGAAGCTCTTGAAAAAGATGTTAATTCAAATCCTAAAGATTTAAGAGCTTTAGAAAAGCAAATAACTGCAACTAGAAATGAATTAACAAAAGCAGAATTAAATGAGCCAAAAGGTCCTTCAGCATTTAAAATGGAAGACACAAGTGGCAAGCCATTATCTCAAGAAGAAATTGATGATGTGAAAGCAATGTTACCTAGCTTTATTGAAATTAAAGATATTAGTAAAATAATTAATAATCTTAAAGCTAATAAAATACCATTAGGTGTATTTAGGGATGGTTTAATATATCTAAATAAAAATACAGCAACTAAAGGTACTGCTTATCATGAGGCATTTCATGCTGTGTTTAGATTATTATTAACAGAGCAAGAGATTCAGAAATATTTAGCTGAAGCTCAAAAAGAATACATATCAAAACATGGTTCTAATGCTTTAAATCAACTTAAGAAAGATATAGAAAGACTTAGAAAAACTAGTGCTGAATATGCTGTATTATCATTAGAAGATTTAGAAGATCTTGTATATGAAGAGCATATGGCTGAAAGATGGGAAGGATTTAAAGCAAATGAAAAATCTAAAGGCCCATTCAGAAGATTCTTTATAATGGTTAAGAATTTGTTCAAAATGTTTCAATATCATTCTGAACCACTTGATGCATTATTTGGTAAGATATCTGATAAGGCATTTTCTACTTCTACTAAAAAAAGCAATAGATTTGATCTTAAGATTGGAATGGCTGTATACAAATTAATTCCAGCTGGAACTGAAGAAGTATATGATGAATTAACTGGAACATCTTCATTTCAACCAATTAGCCATACACAAAAGAAATCTAATAAATTAATAAGTACATTTGCAGCTAAAATAAATAGAGCTAAAAGAGGTGAGTATGGGAATAGTTTATTAGGCATGTCTGATGATCAATTGTTTGATTATTTTGTAAATGAAAGAATGTCTCAGCTAGAGAGTGATGATTTTTATGCTTATGCAGAATCTATTAAAGAAAAAAGCTTAGAAGCATATAGAAAAATTAATCAAGAAGCTAACAAAGAACTTAATACATATGAAGATGATCAATACAAAAGTGTATTAAAAGAACAGGTTATGGGAAGACTTAAGTCTCTTAATTATGAACCTATTGATGATCAAGCTGAACAAGTTAATGAAAACAATGATGTAAAAGAAAAATTCTCATCACAAGACGCTTGGTTATCTGGTGGTCATGATTCTCTTCCTAAAATTATAAAAGAGTATATTTCATTTAGTACATACATGGAATATGATCCAATCATTGGCAAAGAAGTTGAGGTTGCTGTTGATTCTGTAACTGCATACAATGGATTAACAAGAGTGTTAGCTGATGTTCCTAAATCAGGAATGATTAATAAATTACAAAGTGTTTCTGAATATAACCCTAACATTAAAGCTGTATTAGACAGACTAATGGAAGATACTGGCATGGTTGTAAATGAGGATAATACAATTAGCCAGCCTACTAAAAACTTTAATGACTATCAAATGTTTTTAAATGCATTTGATGGAAGTTTAACTACTCAATTATTTACATTAGTTGATGAGAAAAAGAACTTTTTAGTTACTAGTGCAAATACAAATAATCCTAAAAAGTTATCTGTTGAAAATTGGAAGTCATCAATTAATTATATGATGAGTTCAGTTGGTGTAACTAAGCAAGAAATTGCTGATAGAATGAACCTTGTTGTTAAAGAAATGAACAATGGGTCTAAGTCTAAAATGAATGCAACTCAATTAAAAGACAAGGTTAATAAATTAAAGGACCTGTTTGATTCAACTGGTATTAAGTTATCTAAAGGATATATTGAATATTCATTATTAGCTGCTAAAGTTGAGAATGGAGTTGAGTTAACTAAAAAACAACAACTTGTTTATGATATGAATCATGAAACAATGCCATTTAAAACAAGCTTATTCAAAGGAGAAGGTTCTTTTTCTGGACTAGCTAAAATGATTAATGATGGTAAAGATATATTTAGTTCAGATGAAAGAATTGGAGCTAAGGGTGATATTGAAGCATTAGCAGAAGCTAATGGTATGTTTGATGAAACTATTGGTAATGCATCTTTTAAGAATGCAGAAGGCAAGTCTGTATATGAAATCATTAAGTCTTCTTATGTTTTATCTCAAGCTAAGAAAATGAATAGTGAAAGCTATTTAAAACAACTTGAATCTGGTAAAGATAAGAATAATGATTTAAATAACAGAAACTTTAAGTTTATTAAGAACAACTATTTATTAAGAAATTATAGAAGTCTTGTTAAAGATTTAAAGATTAATATAATAGATGGTCTTAGACATGAGGATGAAGATTCTGGTGTAGTATTTGGAGATTATGATGGAAGAACATACCTAGCTCAATCATTAGCATTATTTGCAACAAAAGGTTCTACACAAGGAACTGCTAAATATGTATTTAGACAGAATGAAGCAAGTAATACAGCTTATGTTGCTGAATTGCCATTTATGAAAATGTCTGAAAAAGGTAAAGCTAATTCAACAGCTGTTGATATTTTATTTAATAATTTTAGCAATGAAGCTGAAAGAATTTCAAGAGAATGGAAAGAGTTTGGTGAAACAACAAAATACAAAGGCTATAACAACAAAGAAGATGGAAGAGCATTTGAATTAACTGAATTTGCATATATAAAAGACATTAATGAAGAATTATATAATGAAATCATTAAGCTTGCAAAAGATGGTAAATTAAGTGAAATTCCTTCTGAAAAAGTTAAAGATGCAATTAGGCAATATTTAAATGAAGGTATATCTAGATATATTGATAACTTAGAAAAGTTTGGTATTATATATAAGAAAGATGAAGAATTATTAAGCAATTACATGCCAAATAACTTCTTTGGAAAAGAAGGTGCAAGATATGGCTCTATTAGAGAAGCAATAAGTGAGCATTATTTAAATGATTACATAATGTCTAATAGTTTAAATGAATTATTAGATGGTGATTATGCTATATCTAGAAAAGATAAAACTGATATTTCTAAAAGAAATAAAGGAGCTATGGGTTCTGGTAATAATTATGGATCAGGAACTCACAGAGTGTCTTATATTAAAGCAATAAATTCTCATGTAATAATAACACCAGAAAATGGTAATCTTCAAAGAGTTGATAAAAGTGAAGAGATACTTGAAGGTGTAGATGCTGATGGGGTTAAATATAAATATGTATTAAGAGATGGTATTGAGAAAAAAGTTGCTGAAGTAGAAACTAATAATGCTCAATCATACCAGTCTATGGTACATAAAATATACTCATTGCATGCACTTGGTAGACTTGATAATGCAGTTTGGGATATTTATAAGAAAATATTAAAGACACCAAACAGAAATAATGTTGTTTCTTTAGAAATTACAGATGAAGATCAAGGTTATTTAGAAAGTAATAAAGCATCTCTTAATCCAGACAAGACTGTTACATTTGGAATGGGTATTTACCATAAAACATCTGAACACTCTTTAGATAGAGGAACTATATCTTATGTTGAAAAGAAAAATTCTGCTGAATTTGATAGATTAACTGATGAATTAATTGATTTATTAGGAGATAGAAATTTTGATAAAAATGCAATAGCAAGTTTAACTAAGAAATTAGCTAAGCTTTATAGCCCAATTCCAGGAATGGAATATCACCATAAAATAGCTAATCAAATGGATGAGCATGGTATTGATCAAGTTATTGTAGAATCTGGATCAAAAGGTGCTACATTAATGCCAGTTGATACTGAAGAAGATGGATTTAATTTATCTAATTCAATGGTTGATGTATTAAATGAGTATAAGCGCTTACAAGTTGAAACACCAACTGGTAAAGATCAGATTACTGATGGTTCACAATTAATACAATTAATTGATAGTGAACAAGATGACAAAGCTATTGTCAATGTATCTGGCAAGACAATGTCTTTAGGTGATGTAAGAAAAGAATACAGATCATTAATGTCTGATAGTAGAAAGAACAGTTTTAAAGCTGCAATGACATACATTAAAGATGTTAAAGAAGGCAAGGTTGATATATCTAAATTAAATGCTAAGTTAATTAGAAGTTTACAATCTAGTGGAGCTGATGAATCATTATTAGAGTTGTTTTCAAAACCATACAACTTTAACATGGTTAATATGGTTGACAAAGCTGAACAAATTGTATTAGCTCATTTTAGCAAAGGAGTGTTAGCTCAAAAGGTTAATGGAACAAAAGTTTCATTAGTTTCTGGAGCAGGAGTTGATGTTGTTGTTGATGAAAATGATAATGTTATTCCATATCAAGTAGTTGCTAAAAATCCTGCTAAATATAAAAATTATAGAAAAAGAGAACTTGCACATAATAAAAAAGATAAAGATGGTAGAGTTTTTTCTGAATGCCTTTTATCTGAAAAAGTTTTAACTAAACATGGTTTAAAAGTTGGAGATGAAATACCAAGTGAATTATTAGAAGCTCTTGGATACCGTATTCCAACTGATGATAAACATTCAATGATTTCATTAAAAGTTGTTGGATTGCTTCCAATAACAATGGAAGGTGTTGGTATATTCCCACAGGAAATTGTACATTTATCTGGAGCGGATTTTGATATTGATAGTGAGTTTATCCAATTACATGATTATTGGATGAAAGATGGTAAAGCTATTAAATATGGGACTGAAACTACTATGGAAGATAAATGGGAAGCTTTTAAATATTACAAGACTAAAAGAGATCAAGATTTTAGAATAGAATATGAAAAGAATCTTGAACTTACAAAAGATAAAGATGCATCAATTGAGCTTACATTAAAAGAATTTGGATTACCAATTTCTATTGATGAGTTTTCTAAAAAGAAAAATCCAGAAATGTTAAATAATGGTGTTATTAATAACATGATTCTTGACAGAAGGATTGCAATGTTAACAAATGAAGAAATGTTAAAAGGAATTGCATACACAGCAACTTCTACAGACAGACTTAAGAATGTAGCAAATAAAATTGATTCAATTAAAAAGAAAAATTCTAAATATGTTATTTCTGATAAGAATATTTCAGCTTCTGATATTAATGGTAAATTTGATGCTAATGTAAAAAATAGTGCTGGTAAAAATGGAATTGGTGTAGTAGCTAATAAGATTCAAAACTTTAACTTCTTAGCAAAAGTTAATTCTAAAATTAAAGAAGGTGCATTTAAATACATGATAGGTGGATATGTTTCTGATGGCTATTCATACATTAATAATGCTGGTGATCGTATTTCTGATTTACTTGGTACTGGATTACAAATCATGACAGATAATGCTAAAGATCCTATTGCTGGAAGGCTTGGACTTAGTATGGAATTACTTCCAGGATGGAGTGAATTAATTGCTCAGGGATTACCTGAATATGAAGCATCTTTATTAATTAACTTACCTGCATTACAAATCTATTCTGAGAATAAAAAAATATCTTCATATTCATTAAAAAATAATGTTGAAAAAGGCATTACAAAGAGTAAGACATTAAAATACACTATATCTAAAGTTTTAGACATTAAATATGAACTTGTAACCAATGAAATGGTTAAAGGATTAAAAGAAAACATGAAAAATGTTTCAACTGAAGATATAGCAGGAGTTATATCTGGTGAAATAACTGATCCAATTCAATTGCAAGAAATACAACTTAATGCTTTATTACAATTTAGTGAAATTGAAAAGTATTCAGATTTGCTTTCAAATATTAATACACTATTAAAACTTAACCAAGGTCTTGATACATCTTTTATTGACTTACAACAAAGACTTAATAAATCTATAAATGATTTAGGGCTTATTGTTAATTATGAAGATGGTCAACCAGTTAGTATTGGTGTTAATAGAGAAATGAGTCTTCCAATAGACATAGAAGCAGCACTTGATGCTGATAAACTAACATATGATAATACATTAAGAGCATTTAAAGTTCTTGAAAGAGGTGGTAAAATATTTATTAGCCAAACTGATATGTTTAAAAAGTCAATGGAGAAAATGAAAGATATTTTAGGTCAATCATTTGCAAACAAGGCTGGTTCTATGAGAGAAGTTGGTAGATCAATGTTAGGTTATATTGCTACTAAAGCTTATAAGCAATTGATGATTAATATGATTAATGATCCTTCTGTTTCAGAATCAATCAAAGATGCATATGCAAAAAGACTTGACAATATTAATAACAGATTGATATACAAAGGCCTTGATGGTAAAACTCTTGGACAGCAATTAACTGAACTAAAAAATAATCCTGATTCAAGAATATCTGAGAATTCATTAATTAGATATTTACAATCAACTCCAGATGAAGATGGAATATTAGATTTAGTTAGTTCTAAATCATTTGTTAAAGAATCTCCAGAAACTATATCAATATTACTTGATTCATTTAAGGACCTTTATAATAACAAAGAAACAAGAGATTTTGCAATCAATATGTTTAACTACTTAATAGTTAAAGATAACCTTGAGTTTAAGTCTGGATCATTTGTTAAGTTTGTTGCTCCATTTATGTTTGATAAATTATCTCAAGCACTAGATGTAACATTAGATGAACTTAATAAAAAGGATAACATTCAAGAAAAAAACACGTTAGGAGATAATTTTGGTAAAATTGGATATGATTTTAGAAAATCATTTGCAACATATGTTGGAAATCAATATATGAAACTATTTTACAGAAAATTAGCTGGTAAAGAGGGATGGGTTAAAGATGTAGATGGTAACATGACTTTTAATTCTAGAAATGCAGATGGAACATCTAATGATAAAGCAAGAGATTACCTAGAAAATGTATTTGAAACAGAGTCTCAAGAATATGTAAACAAAAAGACTGGAGAAAAGGGTTCTAAAGTTCAATTTATATTTCCTCAGTTTGCAATATTTGATAAAACATTATATGAACTTGTTTCTTATAAAGAATTTGATAAAACAAAGTTCCATGATTTAACAGAATCTAAACATGTTGGAACAAGTGCAAATTATGCTCCACTTGAATTTGTTGGTAATAAGAAAGTTTCTCCATATCCATTAGGATATGAAAGCAATGTTGAATCAAGCTTATTACAAAAGAAAGCAAAAGAGCAAGAAAAAAAGAAATCTGAATATGAAGATACTGAGCCTGATGAAGCTGATTCAGGTGATATTGATGCAGCAGTAAGTAAGCAGGCAAAGAATGCTCAAGTTGGTAATATTGGTAGTGAATCAATTAAATTTGATGAGGCTAAGTTGCCTTCAGTTAAATTAGGAATAGAAATAAGTTCTAATTCAAAAGGTTTAGCAGCAGCACTTACTAATCCTACAGAACTTGCTAAATCTAAAGGTAATATTACAGAGTCTTATCCTGTAGAATTTAAAGGTAAAATTTATAAAGATGCAGAATCTGCATATCAATCATTAAAGTCTACAGCTACTAAAGATGAAGGAGCAAATAGCACTTATAATTTAATGGTAGATATTATTAAAGCTAAATTAAAACAACATCCTAGATTAGTTTCTGAAATAACTAAACAAGGAGGTTCTAAATGGGTATTGTCATCTACTCATCAACCTACTAGTCAAAATAGTGTCTGGGAAACAGGTGGTAAAAATTGGTTTATTAAAGCTCTTAATGAAGCTTACATATCCACTCAATCATCTACTAGTGTTGCAGAACAATCTAAACCTAAAAACAAGTATTCATTATCATCTGATGTTGCTAGTGAATTAGCTAATGAAAAGTTGCAAGAGTCAGAAAAAAAGCCTATATTGAGTACTTCTCATCAAGGTGTTAAAAAAGACCTAATAGCAGCTGGTATTTCTGTTCCAGATTATGCAACAGAAAAAGAAATAATGGAATTATATAAAAAATATTGTAAGGGAGGTAAATAAAATATGGCACTATATTGTCCTAATAAGAATTTAAAAGAGTGGAAAGAGTTAGAATCTTCAGTTGGTGAAGATAAGGCAATGCTTATGTGGCATGAATCTGAAGGCCAAATTGGCTATTCTATAAAAGCTACAGATATTGTAACTAAAAATATTTCTAAGATAAACGGCTGGTTTAAACAAATTGGTAATACAGATGTATTTTGGAATAAAATTCAAAAGGATTTAGGTATTCCTAAAGAACAAGTTGAATTATTTAAAAATTCAAAAGGCAATACTATTGAAGAAAAACTTGTTTCATTTGCTTCTGAATATAGTTATACTGTTGAAGTTAATACTGCTAAAACTGATAATAGTTTTAATAAAGATTTAGATACTTATGAGTATGATATTATTTCTAAAAGAACAGGTTATAGTATATATAGGGATAATGAAGAATTTTTAACAGGATTTCAAACTGAAAGAGAAGCTAAAAATAAAATAAAAGAACTTATAGAAGAAGATTTAAAACCAAAGCCTCAAGAATTATTACCTACTAAGTATTACTCTAATCTAACAGTACCAGGAGGTACTAATTACACAGAGAATGAGATAGCTACACCAGCTATTACACCTTCTATTAAAGGACATGCTCAGTTTGCTACAGATCAAGGTATTGGTTGGTTTAGAAGTGATGATAGACAAGTTAATCTTGGTGGAGCAGAACTATCAGAAGAGTATAAACCAGACATAGAGCAATTATCAAATGGTAAATGGGAAGTTTCTTATTTACCAATTACAGGTGGTAGAAAAATTGAGTTTTTTAAAACAGAACAAGAAGCTAAAGATTTTGTAAAAAGTATTACTAAAATTTCTGATGAAAAAACTCGTAGAATACTTGAAGTACAATCTGATTTGTTTCAGAAGGGTAGAGATAAAAAAGAACTTACTGGAAGTACTGTAATAAGAAGAGGTGATTCTTTTTATGAAACTAGACCTGGAGGGGAAGAAATAAAAACTACTTATACTAGAGCTAAAGAATTAGGTTATACTGAAAATGAAGAAAAGCTTCAAAAATTTGAAACATCTAATAATTTTCTACAATTATTAAACCAAGGATCTAACTGGGTAACATTCTTTGTTAAATCTATTATACAAGATTCTGCTAAGAAAGGATATGAGAAAGTGTTGTTTCCTACAGGTGATACTGCTGCTAAAGTAGAGGGTCATGAAACTTTAGCTAATGAATTATTAAAAATAGATAAAGAAATTGAAAAAAATAAATTTAGACTTAATAAAAGATTAGAAGATGAATCAAATCTTATATCACGTATTGAAAATAATATAAAAAATGATAATTATTTAACAACAAAAAAATTAGGTTATAAAATAATAAATGACCATAGTTCTACAAGTTCTACTCCACCAAAAGTTGCTGCTTTAATTAATAAAAAAACTGGAGAATTTATAAATATACCAAGAGGTTATAGTAATCCTATATTTGCTGATGAAAAAAATGCTGAAAAAAGTTTTAATGCTTTCATAAAAGGTGATAAAATTGTAGATTTAAATAATACATCTATTGAATTAAAAAATATTCTAGAGCTAGAAAATTTAAATAATGATTTATATATATTAAATTCTAAAGAAGAAAGATTATTTAATATACAAAATAATAGTCTTATTGTTAGAGAATTAAAAGAATTAGAAAAAGAAAAAGCTAACATTAAATCTCAAGGTATTGAAAAACTTAAACCTATTGAAGCATTTTATGAAAACAACATATCTAATATTCTTAAAAAGCAAGGATATAATCCAAAGCAAGTTACTGATGAGTATGGCAACACATGGAATGAGGTTACTATAGGAGAAAAAGAAAGCAAAACAATATTGCTAAAAGAAGATGATAAAATAACCAAAGTTTTATTAAGATATGGAATAAATCAATCAGGATTTTCAACTGCTTATTCAACAAGTAAGCAACAATTAGCTGATGCATTAAAGAATGCTGGAGCAGTTGGTTATGAAGTTAAAAAAGCATATAATGGTAACCTATATGTAGTAAATAATAATGGTAAAATAATAAAGCCATTTATTGAAGAAGATTCTGAAAGTTCTAAAATAAATCAACTTTTTCCACAATCTGACACAACATCAAATGCAAATATGATTGACATCATAAAAAATAATGGGACAGAAATTGAAAAAGAAGTTGTTTCATTATTATCTGATTTTATAGATGAAACAACACCTGTTGATTTTGTAGATGAAGTTGATGCTAATAATTCACAAGGTAGTTTTGAATATTACAAAGGTAAACCTGGTGAAATTAAAATTAGGAATGGTGTAAAAAATGTACCTAGAGTTTATATACATGAGCTAACTCATGAGGCAACATCTAAATTAATTGATGAATATCTTAGTGGTGATAAATCAAAATTAAGCAAGGAGCAATTAGAAGCCGCAAGCAATATAGTTAAACTATATTTTGAATTAAAAAAGAATTATGATGTTGGAGAATATGGATTTAAAAATATACATGAATTTATATCTGAAGCTTGGAGTAATAAAGAATTTCAAAATAAACTTAATAAAATAGAATACAAAAATTCAAATGTATTTTCTAAACTTTTAGAATTTGTATCAAAATTACTTGGATTAAATAAAAACTCGGCTTTATCTGAAGTTTTAAATGAATCATTTGCATTAATGAATGCTCCTAAAATATCAAATAAAGTTGGTATGGAAAGTGGTGTATTTAAATTAGGAGAATCTAAAAAATATGGACAATTCCAAGTGTTTAATTCAATGCCATTTCAAGAGTCAACAATAGAAAGAATGTCAGTTGGAGATCAAAGAATAACAATAAGAACAAGAAGTCATAAAGATGGAATATATGTTTTTAATGGAGAACAATATCATATAATGAGCTTAGGATTAAAAAAGGTTTCTGAATTTAAAAATAAAGAATATTTAAAAAAGAAATTTAAAGGAGATGATTATGAAGAAGGGAAGTTTGAGCATATTGATGATTTCTTTAATGACAAAAGAAAGCTTTATGTCTATCAAATAACTAAAATTAATAATGAAATTAAAAATGAAGCGGTAGAATTAAATAATGCTTTAGAAGAAGTTAACCCTGCAAGTTCAAGTAAATCTAAAGTTTCTAGTGATGTTAAAGATTCTCCATTTGAAGAACAATTTGTTTTCTTTAAAAGAAGAATTTCAACTCTTGAAAAACAACTTTCTGAAGAAGCTAAAGGATCTGTAAAAGCATTAAAATTAGAAGAAAGAATATTGGCTCTATCAACAAAACTTGATAAAGCATATCAAGAGCAAGATGAAGAAGCATTTACAGATCTTGGTATGATGGCATTAGCAGAAGCTGAAGACTATATAAATAAAGTTGAAGCAGTTCCTAGTAAAGCAAATAAAGATAACTTACTATATGCTGTAAACATTTTACAATCATTTTATGAGTTTGATAATTTAGCAACAGAAAGTAGAAAACTATTTAAAAGAGCATTTCCATTAATTCTTAGTCATAACTTAAAAACAATAAATCAGTTTGCAAGTGAAGGCTTTGAGCTAACTGAGGCAATGATTAATGCTCAAGTTAGAGATATTGGTACTTTTAAATCATCTGTAGGAGCTTTAGCAGATTTAGCAAACTATATAGGTAGAACAATTGGATCATTGATTAAAGCTGCTCAAAATAGGGCATCAACTGCAAATAAACTATATAAGAATGAGGTTCAAAAACATGTTGATGCATTAACAATATATGCTAAAGAAAATGGCAAAACATTAGAGCAAGTTTATGACATGTTTATTAATGAAACAAAAGATGACATAAGACTTATTCAATCTGAAATATATGTTGATGGTGAAGCGGTTCCAAATGTTGAATTTGATAAAATAAAATCATCAAAAACATTACTTGATTTTTATTTATTTTATCAAGAATCACTTAAAAATGCTGATTCTAACTTGCCATACAAAGTTGGTAAACATCATATACCAAATATAAATAAATCAAATACTATTGCTTATGATTTAACACATGTTTTAGCAAAACACAATGTTTTATATGATCAATTTAAATCTAATGAAGAATTATATGCAGATATGGTTCCTCAACAGTATAGAAATAGATTATCTAAGGATAAAAAATCAAGAGATCTTGGAGCAAGTTTATTAGATTTTGTTGCATATTCAAATAATTACAATGAACTATCTAAAGTGTTGGCAGAAGCTAGACTTTTACAAGAGCAATTAAAATGGGTTAGATCATCTGATGGCTCTATTAAAAGAAGAGAGTTCACTAAATCATCACAACCAGATGTTAGGGTATTTGCTGAGCAAACAAATCTTTGGAAAATGATTAACACTGTTATTGATATGCAATTAAAAGGGCATATGACTAAAAAACAGGGTGAAATAAAAGGCAAAAAAATATATGACGCAGAAGGTAATGAAATAGGTTATGAAGCTAGATATTGGTCAGATGTTGCTGATGTTGGACTTAAATATAACTCTTTATTAAAAATAGGTCTTAGCCCAATAACTGCAGTTACAAATATTTTATTTGGTGATATATCAAATATTATTGAATCTGTTGGTGGTAGATATTTTGGAATAAAAGATTTAGCTGTAGCAACAAATATATTTGGTGCAAATGCTTTAACTAAAGATAGTTTGTTATTTAAATATCTTGAAAGAATAAATCCATTACAAGAATTAGATGATTACAACTTAACTGATAAAGTTAAGCTTAAAAAAATGAGCGCTCAAAAATTGCAAGAATATATGTATTCAATGCAAAAAAAGGGAGAGCTTTTTTTACAATCAAGAACAATGCTTGCTGTAATGTTAAAAGAAGGATATATTGATAATTCTGGTAAGTTAACAGCTGAAGGTGAAAAGATGATGAAAGATGAAGCAAGAGTAACTCAATTTTCAGATAAAATCCAAAGAATAAATCAGTTAATTCATGGACGTTATAGTAATAGAGAAGCAGCTGCAATGCAACAAAGTGTATTTTATAGACTTGCAATGCAATTTAGAAAGTGGATGCCATCAGCAATAGAATCAAGACTAGGTGAAAAACAGTATGATAATAGACTTGGTATGGATATTGAAGGAAGATATTTAACATTAGCAAGACTTGTTGCTTCTAAAGATGTTTTTAATAATTTAATTAAAATGTCTAAAGGAGAGCTAAGTGAGCTTGAAATGTATAATATGAAAAAGAATTTAATAGAATTAGTTTTATTAACTGCTACATTACTTGCATACTTAAAATTAACTGAAGGTGATGATGATGAAGATAAAAAAAGAAGAAAAAACCCATATGTAAAGCTTGGGTTGACATTACTAAATAGAATATCTGGAGATTTAGAATTCTTTTATAATCCAAGTAATATTGTTAGTCTTACAAGTAATTCAATACCATTAGCTTCTGTTGCAAAAGATTTAATTAAAACAGTTGGTAGTTTGCCATCAGCATTTTATTATGGAGATTATGAATATAAAGCTGGATCATTAAAAGGTAGAAATAAATTCTGGGCAAATCTTACAAAAATAACTCCAGGAGCAAGACCTGTACAAGATGTATGGAAAATTATTAATAAAAATCCATTAGACTTCTAGAAAAAAGGGGGTTAAGCCCCTCTTCTTTAATAAAAAGAAATATTTAAGAAAAATAAATTAATAACTGCTCCATTTTTAGTTAAAAATAAACCAAACAAACTTCTTGGATGTTTATTTTCAATGTCTTCTGGAATAAATTTTAAAATACTAAATTCAACTGCAACTTCCTCTGGAAATAAATTAAAACTGAAAAAAATAATTCTCATATAATTTTATTAAAAAGGCCCTCTAGTTTAATTGCTAAAGGGCCTTATTTATTTACTTAATGCTATTGTAAAATTGAATAGCTTTTGTTTTGTTTGTAAAATAAGCTTCAAATTTCTTACCATTTGAAGTTTTTAAAACTCTATATGTATTTTTAGAGGTTAAAACCTTACCAGTTTTTGTTGTAGAGCTAATGTATTTGTATACACCTTTTGCAACTCTTTCATATCTTTTTCTTTGAAAACTATCAACTTGCTTCATATTATTTATTATTAAATTGTTAAATCAAAGACATTACCATGACTTGTTGGACCATATTCAAATTTACCATCAGTTACACAAGATCCATTACTGAATATTGTCTGATATTTATTTAATTTAGTCCAACCAGCATTAATAATATCTTTGTGGTTATGAATGTGCCCAAAGCACATTAATTTTGGTTGTATTTCAAGCATTCTATTCTTTAAGGCATTACATCCACAAAACTCAAGAACATTCATTCTATTATAAGACAAATCAAGGATTCCTTTTGGAGGCCCATGAATTATTACAATGTCAGAATTAAATGGTATTGTTTGCCATAAATTATGTAGCTTGTCTCTTGCTTTCATAAATGCCCATTCACCAAATGTTGGTGTAAAAGGAGAACCATATATCTTAAACCCTCCAACTTCCTTAGATTCATTCTCTAAATATATGATTCCCTTACTTTCAATTTTCTCTCTTGTGACAAATTTTGCCTCAATAGATGTATCATGATTACCAGCAATCATAATTTTATATGGTATTTTAAGACTTCCATACCATTCTATAAAATTAAAAACTTCTTGCTCATTAGAGTATTTATCTCTTGGATTTGAGCAATCTCCACTAAAAATAGCCATCTCAATTCCATCTGGAACTAATATTCTATTGTGAAGCATATGTGAGTCACTAAAGTGCCAAATTTTCATTTTATTTGCCCCTTTCTTTTTTATAAGTTGATTCTGAAACTGAATGCATTTTACCACAATCTCTGCAAGCCATTTGTTTTTTAACAATACCACTGGCTAAAACTCTTGTTTTATTACAATTTGTATTATTACTTCCACAAGATGAACAAGAACATTTCTCTCCACCTAATAAAACACCAGCATGAGTTTTTGCAAGAGTGTAATTATCAAGCTTCTTATAAACTTTCTCTAGTAAATCTATATCTCCATGACAATAGTGAATCATTTTCTTCATTGCTTTAGGGCAATTATCAAATAATATACTATTCCAAGTTTGCATGCCTCCAGTATCTTTCTTGCCTCCAAATCCTGAAACCTTGCCAAGGTAATCAAGCTTGTTAGAATTAAAATAAAATCCAGATCTAGCTAATTTTAATGTGTCAACAGATTGATATGATGGAAACATTGGTATGCCATTAATATAGCACCTAGTTCTTAACCATTTAATGTCAAATCTATCACTATTATGACCACATATTTCATCTGCTTCACCTAAAACTTTTACAAAGTCTTTTAACAGCTGTTTATCATCACCTTTATCCCATTGCAAAGAATATTGCTTAGAACTACCTTCCCATTTCCAACAAACACATATAATAGCTCTTTCTCTGATTATGTTTTCTGGACCAATATTTAAATTGTAACCAACTCTCCATGATGTAACTATATTTGGACTTGTCTCTATGTCAAAGAATAACCTCTTAATCTTTTTAATAGGTGTTTTAGCTAGTTTAACAGAGCTTTTAGCTTTATTGGGACTAATTACACTAACCCCTAATTTAATGTCAGATCTTGCTTGTTTTATAGCAATTCCAATATCTTTTAAAGAAGACTTAGTGTCAATCACTTTATTAATGACTTTGGCAGAACATTTTAAATATCCACGTCTTTCCATTAACCAATTGTAAACAACTTTTTGACTTTTTGTCATTGTTTTGATTTTAAATTTGCATTTTTATTGTATTAAAAAGTAATGGTCAGCTTGCATTCCTTCTTTCTTTTCTTCTAGCATTATAAGCTGAACATTGAAAATAATTGCTGCAAGATGATCTTCTGACATATCACCATCAAGGTATTTAGCTAAATGTCTATCAAGGCTCTTAATTGAATCCTCTTTAGGCATTCCTTTAAGGAAATTGCCATCACCATATTTATTTGCTCCCATTCTAGTTAGGTAACCAAACCTAAGTCTGGTATACCCTTGTAGATTGTGAACATATGGTTTACTGTCATCTCCATCACGCTTTGCACCTGAATTAAATACTCTTGTTTCATAGTCTTCATCATTAATAAAATCTGAATTAGCTACAAATTTACCAGAATACTTTCCATCAATAATTTTATAAAAACCTCTGTGACATTCCACTTCAATTTTAATTGGTAAAGAAATATTTGAATACCAGAATGTGTCACTTGAACATTTAACAATTTGTGCCTTCATGTTTTTTATATTTATCTCTAATTTTTTTAACAGTTGTATGAACTATTGTAATGCTTAAATGTATTTTTTCAGATATTTCTCTTTGACTATAACCATCAATTAAACCATTTAATATAAGAACCTCTCTGTCATCAAGCTCTTTTTTAAAAGAACTTGCACAATCAAAGAATTCTTGTGTTGGTTTATGGTGCTTTCTTATATCAATTTGTTTAAACTCTTCAGAATACATTTTATCAAAAACATCTTTCTTAAGCAATATATATTGTGCACCTCTTCTATTTATATCAATAAGATGTAGATATTCTCTATATACAACTCCAAATAAGAAATTTCTTAAATGAGTTTCAGTTACAAACTTACTTGTGCCCCAACTATGGAGCTGCAAATAAGTTTGTTGTACTAAATCTTCACCAAAACATTTTAATTCACCATCTTTTGCACAAAAACCTCTAGTTTTTAATAAACTACAAGCATATTTAAAAAGATCTTTCCTGTAATTTTCAAAATCTTCTAGCTTACATTCAATCATATCTATTTTGTTTGTTTCTCATCTGGATTTATGTCCTTTAATGATTGAGTTATCTCATCATCAGTCATTTCCAAATTACCGTTAGTTATTTGTTTAATTACATCACAAAATGTCATTGACTTCTTTTGCCATAAATGATCAAATTTCCTCAACACTGTGCCTATCCTGTCCTGTTTTGTCATATATAATATTTAATTCTTCTATTGTTTTGTAAATCTCATGCTCTATATCTGGACTTGAAATCAATTCTGATATTTTATCTAAATCAACTCCATATTTTTCAGCAATTTGTTTTTTCTTGTGTTCTTTAGGATAGATTGTATCCCACATTGTAACAAGTCCCCAGTCTTCACATGTAGACTTACCAAAGTACTGAACAAGTCTATTTTTGTAGACATCACTCATCTTTGAATAAGAACCAATTAAAAACAACTCAAAATCACTCTTAAATTCTTTAGGAACATCAAAAAATAACACAACTTCCCTATCATCATCATCATATTCACAATCTAAAAACAAATAATCACTTTGAAGCTTATAAATAAGCATCTTAAGTGGTTCTTCATCTATATTATCAAATATAACAACAATCTTTGGAAACCCTTCTACAATTATATTGCAGTCAATTATATGGGGCTCAAATTGAGAAATTGGAAATCCTAACATAGGAAGAATAAAATTCTTTGATTTTTTTTTATATTGAATCAATTTGTTTATCTCTCTGCGCTTGCTCATTAACATTCTCTCTTTCAAATTTTATTGGTGATGGAATTTCAAATCCTTCACATGTCTCTTTAATCTTTAAGCATGAATAGTTTTTATGAAATTCTTTAATGCCTTCATATTCACCAAAATGCTTGATGTATTCATCAAAAACTCTAGTTCTAAATGGCATCTTTGTTTGTTCTAATAACATATTCTCAACATATTTAGCACCTTTCTTAGGAATGCCTTTAATATTGTCACCAGATTGGCCAGTAATCATGTCTGACCAAAACTTAGTATATGCTTCTTCAAAACCAATTATATTCCATTCATCTTTTGACCAATTATAATGAGTTCCATGTAAATGCAACAAATCTTTATCCATAGCAACAATGTAGCTATCAGATAGTTTTAGTCTTGTTATATTTACAGCATCATCAACTTCCATATTATCTACAGAAATAGCACCCCATCTTTCAATCAAAGTTTTCTTAACAAATGCCCACCAGCCTGGAGATTCTTTATTCCTATTGGCTTTGTAATCAATGTTAATTTCCTTTCTTTCTGCTATGGTCTTGCTACCTTTGATAAATCCTATGTAGTGAGTGAAACCACCCTTCATAATAATTGCTGACATAACACTATCAGCTGCATCAATTAACTCCTCATCTGTTTTATCAATATAAAGAAACTTGCTGTCATCATCAGTTCTCATTGGATTACCATCACCATCTAATTGCTTATTTGGATGACCAATTGTAAATGCTATTGAGTCTAAATCTATTACAGCTATCTTCATTTATATTTATTTAGAGTTTGTTTTATTGTTTTTAAATTACATTTAAACTTCTTAATATCTTCATAACTAGGTGAATCCATTTTACCACCATAATATTCAAATGTTTTTGCTGACATTAAAAATAAATTTCTATCTGTTTCACAAATAAATTGAAGTTTAAAATCTTTGTATTTAACTTTTTTTTCAAACCAATAGCCAGATTTATCACTAAACCAACACTTTTTAAAACCAAGCTTAGAAAGCTCTTTTTCTTTTTTTAAATCATATTCCATAATTTTCCCTTATTAATTCAATTAATTTAATATTTCTTTCTAAAGTTGAACTAACTTGATTCACATGAAGTTTACCCCCTTTATGTGCAACATCAAGCATTTCAGATGTTAGCTTAAGCTGATCTCTGAATATTTCTAAAACTTCTATTGGCACTTTATACATTTATCCTTATTTTTTTTAATGTGTTAACGTAATTTGTATCAGCAGCATATTTAAATTTATCTAAAAATAAATAATAATCACCTCCACCATAATGTCTTTCTTGCCAATGCTTGTAATAAATACAGCAATCAAATAATGAATCAAATTTCAAATATTCTTTTCCATTATGGAAACCAAATAAGTTGTTATTTTTTTTCAATACATTTGATTTAAAATGACCTGTCTCACATATAGATTGTTTAAGAACAATTTTAGGATGATCAATTTCAGCAATAAGAATCATATTATAAACTGATTTCTGATTAAAATCAAAACCATCTGCAGAAGCAGTTGTATCAACAGCTTTTAAATTATTATTTAAATTAACATCATTACAAGCAATTTGCTCAATAAAAGATAAACTAATAAATGTAAATCCTAAGGAAATAATAAATATTTTAGTTTGTTTTTCCATTTTCAATTAATTTTGATTGTTTAATGCTTTCTTTATCTAATGCAGTTTTTACCAAATGACATTGTTCACATAACACTTGCAAGTTGTCAATCTCACAAAATAGTTTTGTTACAAACAGAGGTAGGTCTTCTGCACAATTTAATTTCCCAGCAGGCTTAATGTGATCAATAGCAATATTCTTGTCAGGATGCCATTTCTTACATTCAGAACATTGATACTCAAACTTCTGTCTTTTATTTGGCCCTTTATATGGTCTTTTAGACAAGCTCTTACACTCACTAATTGGTTTCCACCATCTACTCTTTTGTCTAAGAGCACTCCTTATAAAGCTCCAAAATGCACTTTCTGTCATTGTACCACTATTCCTTGGTTTTGCCACTGGAACTTTCTTAACACTCTTTTTCTTGCCCACTATATAATCTATTTACCCAAAACTTTAGTTGTTGAAACCATTTTGGCTGTATGTTATATATATCTTGTTTACTATCAACTAATATTGCAACTGTATCAACACTTGTTTCATTAGTTAATGTAAAAACCTCCATTATTGGTGTTAAATATATTTTTATTTTACTATCATTTAATTGTACTACAATTGCATTATTATCAGCAATCCCATAAAAAACATTTGCTGGGTTAATGCCTAATTGTGCTGCAATTTCTAAAGGCTCACCAGTGTCATCCTTTGTTATTAAATATAGTTCATATTTAGCTTCTTCCCACATCATTGCTTGAAGAACATCTCTATATGATTTATAAACCCATGGTCCATCAGGATCAAACCCAATTCTTAATCTTTCCATATATCATTTTTTTAGCCTCATCAAGAGACTTGTTTTTCTTGATCCAATCACTTAGATCCTTTTCATCATCAACATAGAAATGATTAAAACCATATTCATTGACAATTTTATTTGAACTTTCAATTCCCTGCCTATCAAAATCAAGATTAATAATAATTTTATTAAACTTAGCTTTAAGCATTCCAACTAAACTATTAGTAAGTTTTGAAGTTTCACTTGGTAATGAAACAGCATTTATGCCAATCATTCTATAATCCATTACATCTTTTAAGCTTTTTGTTATAATAACAAATTCACCACCACTTTCATCAAGTTGATCCCAACCCTCAAATTCATAGTTATTGCCAACTCTCATCCATTTACCAGATACATCATAAGGAGAATATATTTTCCAGTCTTCATTAAATAAATAAGCATATTTAGGACTAGAATTTTTATACTCAAATATATATCTTGTATCATCTTTATATAGAAAAACCCTTTTAGCTGATTTCACATTATAAAATTCAAGCATTTCAAATGTAATAAGATATTGATTCCAATAATTAAAATCATGTATATTAAATGGTTGACATTCAACTTCTAGTTTAACTAATGATTTAACTGGCAAATCATTCTTAACTAATATTCTTGGATTTATATCAATTGTTACATTCTTTATATTAAAATCACATGAAATTATATTTAATGCTTCAAAATAATTACAATTAAATTTACTCATAACATAATTCCAGCAATCAAAATGGTCTCCATTTGAAAAGTCTTTATACCTAAGAGTATTATACTCATTAGAATAAATCCTACAACTTGGATGCTTATCATTTCTTAATTCAGAACAAAAGCTTTTATTGATGTCTTTAAAATTATTAATATACATCTTAAATATATCACACTCACTAATTTTGGATAATATTTCATTAGAAGTAATTGATATATTAGCATCCTCAAAATTTAAATCCATATATTTAAATGTAAAAGGGTCTGCCATTCCATGCAAACAGAATGGCAGTTGCCCTTAATTAATTACTACCAAACTGTTGTGCTTGGTGTAGAAATTTCAACATGAGCATTGCTGCTATTGCTAACAGACAAATCCTCACCTTTAACATAAACTTTCTTAGAAAGCTTGTCAAATTTATCAACTGGTACAGCAAATAAATATGAACCAAATTCAGCTTTAATCCAAGATTTCTTAGATGTGTCTTCTGGATTAATCCATTTACCATTTAATGTCATTGCAAATGGTTTACCAACTAGCAATGTTGCTAATTTAGCATCAATGTTTTCTCCATTTAAACCAGCAAGTTTAGATTTAGCACCAGCCTCATCAGTATTATTTGCAGCAGCAACAATTGTAAGAATTGCAGATGCAGAGATATTCCAAGCTGATTGCTTTTTACCTTCAGCAACTGCTGTATTCAAATAATATTGTTGAGCACATGTAGCACCTTTTTCATTTGTTACAGTGATTTCAACATATGGAGATTGAGCTTTAGAGCTTAATCCTTTCTCCACTTTAGTCACTTTAACAATATGGTTACCTGGTTCCATATAATTGTTTGTAGATCCTGTACTAATTGCTGCATCATTAAAATTTAATTCCATTTCTTATTATATTTAATTATTTAATTGTTGTTATTGGATTGTATTTAAAACTTCTGAATGAGATTCAATTGGATCAATATCCATAATTAGCTCAAACTTAGGTTTAGTAGCACGTTTAATAGTCAATCCCAATTGTCTAGCAATTTTCTTAACATTATCTGCACTAATTTCATATTTTTCTATTAATTGTCCTTTAGACATCATGTTATTCACATCTTCTGTGAATTCTTTCATACTAATCTGCTTCATATTATTCTCCTTTTTGATATTTATCTATTGTTTCTAACACTAAAGCATAATCATTTTGAATATACTTAGGAAAGCAATCTTTTGGCGTTTTAGCCACTTTTGTTCCATCAAAATTAGTCAGGAATCTGTATTCCATTTTATTATTCACTTCAATTACATCAGTGTGCAACATGTAAGTGAAATAAGAAGGAATCTTAATATTATTCTCTAACAATTTACCTGGAGTTTGTAAACTAATAATTGTATTGCCAAGTGCATCAGTTGCTCTGTCTGTATGACCAATTACAATTACACTTAAATCATCTCTTAAATTTGACTCAAACTTAATCAATGAATTAAAGCAATCAAGGGCCATATCTGTCCACTTCTGAAAACCACTTGTCTTAGCATCTTTCATAACTCTATGAGAAAAATAGTGAGTTAAATCCTCTACAACAATAGTTTTAATCTTACCAGATGTACTATTATTGATACCAGTCAAAACTCCTTCTAATTCTTTGAATTCTTTTGCTATTACAACATTGTTTAATTCAGCACTGTATTTAACTGCACCACCTCTGAATGGTAAAGCTTTATTATTAGGCTTTACAATAACAGTAGATGATGGATCTAAAGTTTCAATTGCTGTGGATTTACCAGAACCTGGATCTCCAATTACTAAAATCATTTTACCCATTAATATGTTTATTTATTATTTAAGTTGTGATTGTAAATCATATAATCTATCTAGCAATATTTCATGATAAACTTTCATTGCTTTGGCT